ATCCGGAGTCCAGCTACCTGTGACCCCGGGCCGTTCTCGGAACCGCCCTCTATCCTGTTCGGATATGAGGGTGAGCTGCGGACGTAACCTCCTACCTGTCATTGCTGACCGGTAGGGTCTACCTTCAGGATCGGGTTTAGTCGTAAAGACATCAGCCCTTTCATGAAGAACATCTCCAACGCCTCTGAGTGGTATTTTATGCCACGGAAAGGATTTGTCGACCACACTTGGTTGACGCATCGAAGCAAACCAATAGGGATCATGCCTGTCTTCACGTTTCACGTCTGCTTCAAAAGCCAGATAGCGAAAACGATAAGTACCATGCATGTCCTTCTTGATCTTCCTCTCAACGCCTAGAAGATAGGCTAACTCAGGAGACGCTTTAACACCAGAAGTATCTGGATAGTCAGTCGGGACAAGGAGAACCTCGTCCTTTCTAACACGTCGGATTTCTCCGATTATCCAGTCGAGTGTCGTAGGTATCTCGTACGGTGCCCACCGCCTCAAGGCGATGTTGGCAGTGACGTACAAGTAGGCTTCAGCTCGGCGCTTCCCAGCGCTTAGTCCTGTCGCCCTTCCCAAATGGAAAGGGCGTACGTCTATCCCACGGTAGAAATCATAACCGCAGGACTCTCTGAAGTATCCTTCCGCGAACGTCTTGTCAATGTTTAACACCAACCCTAGCTTAGGAAACACATCACAAACAACTTGATGCATCTCGGTCGCATAGATCAGATCATCGCCAAAAACTGAAACTACCGTTTGCTCGTCGAGCTTGCAGTGGTCCCGTATCGACAGAAGAAGACAGAGAAAAATAAGAGTCTGGAGAGGGAATGTAAAACCAATACCCATCGTGGCGAAAGTTGGCGTTGCCAACCTCTGACCATAAAGGGCCATTCCTTCTATCCTACCGAACTTCAGGGCGCTAGCCCATGGTCTCGGTAGGATCGCGTCGACCAGTTGAACAGTGATATTATCACTGGCCATTGACTGATCAGCCGTCACGAGTGAACCCGTGAGCGACCCAAATCGCGCTAATTCACCGTGCACTGGTTGAAGGTGCTTGATGTCATAGTTGTGCGATCTGAGACGATCTTCGATAGTTCTGCCTAACCCGCTTGAATACAGTGTTCCAAGCGTGGTATTGGGCATGATCATTCGAAGTGATTTCCAGGTCTTATCGACAAGAACAGCCTCGAGCGAGTCGACCAACCGGTAGGGTGGCTTTTTAAGAAGCACTGCCCTCGCCTGCGCGTACCCATGCGCAGGACGGTTCCAAATACCGTAGTACTTGTCAAACCAGTCGATATGCTCTCGCGAACCCGTTATAGGAGCCTCATAACGTGAGCCTTCACAGGCTTGTCGCATGGGAATTCCAACGGACGACTTTTTGCCGAACGTGGCTCTCTCACAGATTTCCAGGTGGGTGAAATCACCCAATATCTGGTCTGCATACCCTTTCGCTCCGAAGACGATCGACTTCACAGTCGGATCGTCAGGGAACTCAAAGTTCAACAGCCGCTCTTGATTATCCATGAATTTCTTCATGGAATCGTCTCGGAGCTGAGCCGGAGTGTAGAGGTCTTGAGAGAAAGAAAACTTCTTGAACAGATCAGTGATCTGCCGCGTCGTTTTCAAGGCGTATGGGTTATAAGAATCCACATCGCCGCACGCCAATGCCCTGACAAGCTCCACCTTACGCGAAGCAAAAGCCTCGCAAGCTGTGTGATAAAAGCTGTCTGGGACAAAGGGTTTAAAGTCTTCGAGAAGACAACTCGCAAGTTTCCAAGCGAAATCGTCGTATACCAGCGTTGGCTGGAGAGATGGTTTCACGTTTTCTCCTAGTTTCCAGATGAGAAAGGAGAATCAGACTTTACGCCTGACCCTCTGCACTTGGCTTCCGGCACTCTTCTTGCGAAGAGGGGGAGCTTTGGAGGCCTTCGTCACCGAGGGCTTTCGCAAGACGTATTGACATAATCGCCAACACACCTGCAAAAACCAGGGCAACAACTGCCTTAACAAAGACTTCCACACGTCAGGCCCGTCTTACGACAGGGACCCGGCGATCCAGAAGTTATCCGTGTCCGCATCGAACAGCATCTGTGCTGCAAGCTTACGGAGATCCAGGGCTTCTGTCGCAGTTGATTCCGGGTGAACGTCGAACGTGATGCGAATCACGTTGTTGACATACACTCCCGACGCCAGCAACTTCGGTACGGTAACCGAAGCTGTGTTATTCTGGCGTGAGTAGGAACCATCCGCTTGGATAGCAGCTGGCCGATAACGGAACGTCGCGCTCTCACGAACGCGAAAATCCGCTGTCGCAGGGACAGTCAAATGCACCCCGTTTGGGATGGTGACTCCATCGTCTGCGAAGACTTTGGCGGTCCCACCGGTGTTGGCAAGCGTTCCACCGATGTTAATACTCATGGTCTTCAGACTCATGATACCCTTTCAGGATTTAGGAACTTTAAGACCGGTCAAAATGGCGATAGTCAAAGCCACATGATCGATTTGCTGTTCCAGGTTGAGATCACGGTAGTTAACCGTGGGGAGGAGGGGTAGCGGAGGATTAGGCGTCCGAGAAATTGCCTGAATTTCTTCAGAATACGTCCCGCCCGAAGCATGCACTCTCGTCGTAACACCACTCAGCACGACATCAATATATGAATCCACAATTGTGTGGAAGTTTAATTGATAATCGAGCTGTGAGGTCCACGATCCGAGCACAGTCACGCCGGGTTTCGGTGTAACGGCCTTAAGCCATACACCAATGTCGACAAACCTATCAACCACAAAGGAGAAAGGAACCAATTCCCACACAGACTGCGGAACATCGGACAGGCGCAAGCCCATCCTCCGCGCCGTAGCTTGCTCTAGAGAGTCGTCACGCAGTTCATAAAGAACCCCGCTGGACACTTTTGCGCGATGTGAGTAATTAGCCGAAAGCACACCATAGATACCGTGTGTTTTCAATGCCGTCGTGACGCTGCCTGGGAGATCCCAGACAATATCCGCGTCAGACGCTCGGGCTACAAGTCGTACCGGTTTCTCGTGCCAGACTTGGTTGTTTACGTAGGCTTCCTTGATGCCCTGAATATCATAAAGGATGGGTTTCCATCCAAACCGATATTCAAGCCATGCTGAGGTCGCTGCGGCTCCCAACGTCAGTCCTTTACGGACTAAGGCAGACTTTCTGGCGAAGATGCGATTGACTAAATCGCGAGCGCCAGCAAAGGGTTTCGCTAACATCCGAGCAGTTTTCGTAGCTTCCGCTACGGTAACAAGAGCAAGGAACTCCTCTGAAGCCACTTTTGAGTGAGCTCGAAGGAGCGTCCGAGTCCTTGCATCGGACACGCGAACATTGAACCACGATGGCCTATTAGGAGGAATACTCCACTCACAAGCCAAAGTCCCGCTTGCAACCCGGCTGCCCCAAAGGGCAAGTGGGCCGTATGTCAAGGTTGACGTCGCCGTAGAGCGACGCGTCTTAGACACACTAAACGGGTTCATGAACACCTCTCCCGAGGCGCGACGAGACACGAAGTTCGGGATCACGACGTCAGTCGTGGTCTGGAATTCACCATTAGACTTCCTAATAGACGAATACGCAGTTGGTCCACTGGCTACAGTCCCGTTAGGGTTGTAGTCGGTAATGGTCCAATGCGAGTCCTCAAGAAGCCCTTTGGCACGTGTCCTACTCATGAAAGTTACCCCTGTAGTGGGCCGTAGGGAAATCCTACGACCAAAGAAAGACCCTTAGGG